ATATACAATTAGTTCGGAGTTTATTATCTAATGACTGAAGAAAGAAGGTGGAAGATACAAGAACTAACCACAGAAGGTTGGACAAGTATTGATCCAAGTACAGATTCGTTAATCAAAGCAGATTGTACTGTTCAAATAAACAATTATATTGATAATGGATTAGCCCCTGATAGAATAAGAGCAGTGCCAGCAGGAAGTCCTGATGATGGTCTACCACAATTAGACAGATAATGTATGAACCTCAAGTAGATGATTACGTCGTTTGGAATAGACCAAATGGAGACATTGAAGAGGGTTGGGTATACTTTAAGGGTGACCCAGTTGATAATGAAAAACGTGTAAAACAAGGATGGAATACAGTTTCAAGGTATATTACTATTGAAACTGGTGTTAAACCAAAGCAATCATGCGTGTATACAAGTGGTAAACCAATGAGACACCAAATGATTCATACATTATTACTATGCGTGGAAAATTGTTGGCATGAGTTAGAATATGTAAAGAATAGGAGAGAACAAGCAAGTATTGACATGTACAAATCACAAGATGGTAGGCTCAAAGATTACTGATGAAAGATACTATTTTATTTGGTGATTGTCGGGAGACACTATCACAAATTGATGAAAAGGTGAGGATGTGCGTAACATCTCCACCTTATTATGGTTTAAGAAACTATGGTGATGAAAGTAATCAAATAGGTCAGGAAGATACACCAGAAGAGTATATTCAAAACCTCGTGGATATATTCCGCAGTGTTAGAAACTGTTTGAGTGATGATGGTACATTATGGGTGAATATTGGTGACAGTTACTATAACTATAGACCTGGAAAAGGTCAGGCATTAGTACAACAATCTGTTAGTAAGAGTAAGCAAGATTTACCAGACAAATGTGCAAGACGAGGTAATAAATTAGAGGGACTAAAAGAGAAAGATTTGATTGGTATTCCGTGGATGTTAGCATTTGCATTGAGGGCTGATGGGTGGTACTTAAGACAAGATATTATATGGCATAAATCTAATCCAATGCCCGAAAGTGTGCGTGATAGATGTACCAAATCACATGAATATATGTTCCTATTGAGTAAGAATCAGAACTATTATTTTGATGTAGATGTTATTAAAGAACCAACAAGACGTAAGAGAAGTGTATGGAATGTTTCAACAAAACCTTATAAAGGTTCACATTTTGCTGTATTTCCACCTGAATTAATAACACCTTGCATCCTTGCATCTTCAGAAGAAAATGATATTATTCTTGACCCATTTATAGGTAGTGGTACAACTGCAATGGTCGCAAAAGAGTTAGGTAGGTATTACATAGGGTGCGAATTACATGAGGATTATGGTAACTTAATACAGGAACGTATGGGTGTGTCAGTTGACAAAGTGGTACACAATGGATTGACGAGTGCCTTTAATGGTGTAGAATGAAGGAGTCCAAACGAATTTAACGTTTATGCCTCGTAAGTCTTCTACAACTGCTACTCCTGTAACACCACGCAAGACACGCACAAGAAAGACTACAACTTCAAGAAGAAAGTCTGCTTCTAAAATAAATACTTCAACCGCACAAATTAAAGTGGAAGATGTTAAGCAAGCAGCTAAAGTTGAAGTTAAAAAGGTTGACACTCCTGTGAAAGTACGTCCTTCTCAACCTAACTTAAAGGTTGCAGATTACCTCTCTGATTTCAAAGTTCGTTGGCAGATTCATCAGTTTGAAACACAACAACTTTGGGAAGATTTGGTAAAAGGATATAACTTAACTGCTGGTTATGTTAAAGATTCTTATAACAAAGCATTTAACTAAACCAGTTCAAAAAGTGTCACAAGCACCCACTCAGGGTGCTTTTTTCATGCTATACTATAAGTATGAAAAACACTCACATCGAACACCCTGAAGATTCAATTCTTACAGGTGATTTATCTGTACTTGATTGGTTCGTCGTTGAGAGTAACATTTCAGCGAAGATTGACGGAGCTCCAGCAATAGTTTGGGGTACTAATCCTGCCAATGGAAGATTCTTTGTAGGCACTAAATCTGTCTTCAATAAAGTTAAAATTAAGATCAATCATTCACATGAAGAGATTGATACTAACCATCAAGGTAATGTAGCCACTATCTTACACAAATGCTTTGACAATCTACCATTTTTGCCAGGCATTTATCAAGGTGATTTCATTGGTTTCGGTGGTAATGATAAGTACACACCTAACACAATAACTTATTACTTTGATGAGGTTATTGATGCAGAAATTATCATTGCACCTCACACATATTATGAGGCAAAAGATGATTTAAGAAATGCAGTTGTTAAACCTTATCAGTTTGATTTAAGGGATACAGAATATACTAAATGGGTTAAACCTCATGTAATACTTAGTGATGATAGGGAAACTATCATTAACTCATGCGAATTTGCTAGACAAATCGCTACTTTATGCGATTTTGTTGATGTTAAGAAAGCAACTAGGATTAAGAAGCAGTTGAATAAATGTATTCGCAATGAAATTGAACTTGATGATTTACTATTAGATGCAATCGCAGATGATAACAACTGCGACATAAATGTTCTACGTTTATGGAAGTTAGTAGAGTCAATCAAGTTAGAAATGTTTGATTATATCGATAGGTATGATGATGTTGATTGTTACATAGGGGAGAGTATGTGTGATCACGAGGGCTATGTAATCTCTAATGAGTTTGGTACATATAAGGTGGTTAATCGTGAGGTATTCTCTTTCTTTAACTTCACAATGGAAAAAGCATGGTAGTGTGACAGTCAGCAAGCTGTCTACATTTACCCCACAATACCCTAAAATCGGTTATTATATAGAAGTGGAGGGGAAATGACTCCTTCACTTCAAACAAAATGAGGTTTTATGTCCACATTATCTGAAAGAGTTCTGGACTGGACACAAACCTATTGTGATTCATTAACAGAAAACTATAAGCAACATTCAATAAGAATGTATGCAGGTTCTGATTCTGACTACTCTAAAAAGCAGTTAGAAAATGTAAAGAATGGTACTGCTAATCTTACCAACTTCGTTATCAAGAATGGTCGTAAGTATTACAAGATCATGCAACGTGAGTTTGACACATTCCAAGATCGTAATGAATGGAAAGAAGGATGTGTTCATGCTTTTGTTGATAAGAATACAGGCGAAGTTTACAAACCTGCATCTTACAATTCTCCTGCTAAGTATGTGCGTTATGACATGAGAATTATCAATCAACGTGAGCAATTACACAACCCATTCTTTACTGGATGGGCTGGTGGTTACTTATACTTAAGATAGGAGATTATCATGTTTAAATCTAAGAAATTCGGTAGAATCTTCTGGGTAGATGATAAAGATGATTTCAAATCATGCCCACTAAATGTAGACGGAACGGGTGATTTTACCTGTGAAGATTATGTATCAGAGTGGACAGATTGGGAGGGAGTTGATTTTGATTTACTCTTTTCTATTCATGCTACCTGTTTATCATTGAAAGATGATTATGCAAACTCATTAACCTTGGAGGGTATTTAATTATGTCTAATGGATTATTAAACAGTTACACATTTGAAGCAAAGAAAATTGTATATTATTCAGTAACAGTTGGTGCAGAAAATAAAACTGAAGCAAAGAGAATTGCAAAAGATTTTGAACATTGCAAACATTATGAAGAGGTTGAGTATTGTGAAGGATATGATTATAAGGTTGGTAAACTATTAGAAACAACTGATGAAAAGTGGTTAACATGAACAAAGATCTAAACAAATTGATGAGAAGTTATCAATTTAAATTGGTAAGAACGACCAAACATTATAAATGGGAGGGGCCAAATCGTTCTGTTGTCTTTACATCTAAGACTGCATCTGATAGAAGAACACTTAAGAACATTAAGTCCACTATTATTAAACAATTAAACCATGTTAGTTGACTTAAATAAAGAAGAGATTAACTACATCGTGAATGTACTTAATTCTCATAATGCAGAGATAATGAATAAAGAGGAGACACAATTCTCCTCTAATCTTTATCTTAAGCTTCGTAATCTATCCACTGTTTGTACATGTAAGGAGGACAAATCATGAAATGGGATGTTAGACTATTCGTTGCTGGTACTATGTTTGTAGAACAAGTTCATGCAGTTAATATGTCAGATGCTCGTAAAACTGCACTCGCTCGTAACCCAACTGCAACCGTAGTTTCAGTTACTATTTCATCTAAATGATCCACATTATGAAGTGTCACAAACCCTATTGACTAAAATGTTGATAGGGTTTATTATATTATTAAGTCGCAAAATGCCATGACAAAGTTACGTCCTCATCAGGAAAGAGTTGTTAACAGTTTACGGGACAATTCCAGAGGGCAAGTTATAGTTCCCACTGGTGGTGGTAAGACTCTATGTATGATCAAGGATGCACAATCTCAGTTCAATAGTTGTGATTGGGATGTAATCCTTAAAGATCCTGATAGAAAGACCATCGTAATTGTAGCTCCACGTATACTATTAGCACAGCAACTTTCCGAAGATTTTCTAGAGTTTCTAGACGTACATCCAATGCTTCAGTATAAAGTATTGCACGTACATAGTGGTGAAACACATCACTTTTCAAGCACTAATCCTGACACTATATGTGATTGGGCAACCTTTAATTACAGGTACAATAAGTTAATCTTTACCACGTATCATTCTCTTCATAAGATACAGGACTCAAAGATTGCCATTGATACTTTATACTTTGATGAAGCACATAATAGCGTTCAGAAGAACTTTCAGCCCCCTGCTAAGTATTACTCAACCAAGACAAATAGCAGGTGCTTCTTTTTCACTGCCACTCCTAAACATTGCTTGTCCGATGATAAGATAGGCATGGAAACTGAGGAGGTTTATGGTAAAGTATTATGTGATATTCCTGCTCCTGAGTTAGTACAACAGGGACACATATTACCACCTAAAGTTGTTATCAAGAAGATACAAAGGGAAGACGATAGTAGACTCAAATGTGAGCATGATTGCGATAACTTGTTATCAACAATTGATGAGCAATCTATGGACAAGATATTAATTTGTGCAAGATCTACTGCACAGATTGTATCACTCACATCACAGACTAGGTTCTGTTCAGAGTTAGAAATGAGAGGCTATTCTTGGATGTATATAACATCGAAGACTGGTGCAATCGTTGATGGTAAGAAGATCAACAGGGAAGAATTCTTCACTACATTAAACAAATGGGGCAAAGATTCAACCAAGAAGTTTGTAGTTATGCACCACAGTATTCTCTCTGAAGGTATCAACGTGGCAGGATTAGAAGCTGCATTGTTCTTACGTAACATGGATTATATCACTATTAGTCAAACAATAGGGAGGGTAATCCGTAAGGGTAATGTAAACAAACAGTTCGGACTCGTAGTGATACCAGCATGGGATAGAGTTGGTATTAGTACCTCAAAGAGAGTAGAGGCAGTTGTTGATACTATCTTCAATAAGGGGCAAGCAGCAGTTTCAGTGGTCAGATCATGAACTGTCCACTATATCCCCCAAACTCCTCAAAATGCCCTATAATAAGAATATGAACAAAACAAACACAAAAACTGAATATCAAGTCGTCCGTAATTTTTTCAATGATGCTCAATGGGATCTTATAGATGCTGCTCTTAATGAGTATCAAGATCACTTCGACACTGACGAGGATTCAGCAATTCTTGATAGTGTGGGTGAGAAATTACAGAATGTATTTGATAACTCAGTTGATCAATCTGACCTTATGAGCGAGGGTGCTTAATCATGTCATCATTAAGAAAT